GGGGAGAAGGTTTGTCAGGTAAATAAATATTATTTTTCAGGAAAATCTACATGTAGTGGTGGTGGAACTAACCAACCTTTATTTTTATTAAGACGTAGTAGTTTAGCGCCGATTAGAGCTTTTGCTGCATGGAATTGACCATACATTAAAGCAATATCTTCTCTAGTTGATGTACCCATTGCCTGACTGCATGCAACTAATCCAGCAGCTAGGTCTACTGACATTGCAGCACTAATTTCTGGATCACTAAATTTTGCTCCTGGAGGGATATCTTCCATTCTTGCTACAGGTCTTTCAGGTGGAGCAGAAGGTAAACCAATACCATTCGTTTTTAGTATTTTTTCTAATTGTTTTACTTCATCCCTACTGAGTTCGATTATATCTTCAATAATTTTTTTAAAATCTTCGTCACCTGCATGATTATAGAACGTCTGATAGCCAGCAATCATACCATAGTCTGCAATTAAACTTGACCAAACACTAAATACTTCACCGTAATGCAATGGTTCATCTTTTGGATTTCCGCTAAGTATTCCCATACTACACTTCCTTTTCTGGATTTCGCCATTTTTCAAACAAGGATAGTATGGGTGGAATATTAAAAATAATTCATATGAAAAATAAGGTTACTGAACAATTTGAGGAAGGAAACAATTATAACTTAGCTTAGTCTGCTTCAAATCGAATAGCTTGAATATCTTGACAGTCTACGACAATTGTTGAACCAGGTTCTGTTTCTGGATCATTAAAGAATGCACAACAATTATTTTGATCAAAGGTAATAAAAATAACATCTTCTATTACTTGACCACCAAATAAGAAAAGATCAACTTCAGTCTGAGTTTGTAAACGTTTTAATTGATTACAAACACAACCTTTACAGCGATTAGTATCTTTCTCATGATGGCTCTCCTTTTCATGACAAGAATAGCACTTTTTCCGCATATTGTGTTTAGCCTTTCTGTTAATGCTCATTTTCAATCCTCCTTCCTAAAGTAATCCTTGCCTTTCTTTATTAATTTATGGTTTGAAAATATAACTTGATTGGCAATTGTCTAGTAAGTAATGATTTTGTTTTACAAAAAAAGAAAATGGTTAATAGACCATTTTAAGTTTTCATCGAAGTATCTCAGAAGAATTTGGGTAAAGGAATTTTCGTTGAATACGACTTGCATGATGAAGGAGCAATTGTTGAATTTACAGATGAAGATGGATATAAGGATGAGATACGGGTGTCCACTGGATTGTTAAGTATTAAAGAAACAATATGAGAAAATGTCCATTTAAAAACTTTTGGCATAACGGTCTGTGAGCCGATGGTGAGTAAAAAATCTGTCCAAAATTAACAAAAAAGCCGCAGCGTCATCATACGCTACAGCTCGAATTGGTTTATGCCCTTTTAGGCTAGTCAGATAAGTCATTATACCACAACCTAGGAGGGCAAACCTATGTTAACAGGGCAAACAACAGTTACAAAAGAAAATTTACTTCAGTGGATTGAGAATTATCGATGGATGGTTGAAACGATTGAGGAAGCAAGGCAGCCAGTAGCAAAGGTAAATAACAATAGCTACATTGGAGCTAAAACGGCTATGTATGGGATTGAGGCGACATTACCAAAGGCAAGTGGTGGGACAAGTGATCCTGTTTATACAGAAGTACAACGTCGTGTATATTCGCTAAATTATCGGATTAAGGAATACGAGCAAAAGATTGCAGAGGTGCAAAAACGTATTCCATTAGTACAAGGAGACAGAGAGATTGAGATACTTCATAGGCTTTTAAATGGGGATAGTATGCGTGCGATTGGTAAGCATATGGGGTTATCTAGTACAACAATCTTTAGAGTTAGAAATAATATTTTGAGTCAGATGATGAAGTAGCCGAAAGGTTGCTTCTTTTTAGTTATTTTTAAAAATATTGTTTCTTCAACTGAAGGAGCAGTTTAGTTGAACAAGGCTAGATGGTAAATTATGATAAGAATAGAAATAAAGTTGGGGGATTAATAATGTATACAGACAATAAAAAAGTTTTAAAATTAGTGGAATTTGATAAATATGATGTCATAGGCTTAGTAGAACTTTCGACATCAGTTGGCTGGGATTATGATGAACAGGAAATTAGAACTGTTATGTCATCTGGTAAAATATACGGACATAAAAATGCTGTGGGCAAAATTGTTTCGAGTGCTGCAATAATACCCTATGATACTGATTTAGCTTCAATAGGTATGGTAATTGTTAATGAAGAATATAGAGGATTAGGCTTAGGAAAGAAGGTTACTCAGAAGTGTATAGACAGTGTTTCTCAAAATACCTCAATAATGTTAATTTCAACCGAGGATGGAAAACCTTTATATGAAAACTTGGGTTTTATTACTGTCGATTCTGTACATAAGTATTTAAGTGATAATTATATTCCAACTAGATTGTTTAATAATCTTCAAGAAATTACTCTAGAGAGATACCAAGAGAAAGATATTAATGAAATTATTGAATTAGATTCAGCTGCATTTGGAAATAAGAGGAGAAAATTACTTCTTAACAGGATAAATCAATCAAAACAATGTTTAGTTGTTAGAAATCTAAAGGGGAAGATTATTGGATTTGGATTATCCATTTTAGGTCCAGAAAATCTATTAATAGGACCTATTGTAGCACCAGATTCACAAACAGCTGCTTTAATAATCGATGGATTAGTTAATAATCATCAAGGAAAGTTAAGGATTGATTTGTCATCCAGTAATGACGAGTTAATGTTGTTCTTAGAAAAAAGTGGATTTATTAAAGTTAGTAATCCTCCAATAATGATAAAGAATTCTATTAAAATGCCAAATAGGAATAAAGAGTTGTTTGCTATTGCTGCACAAATCTTTGGTTAGGAATACCAATATCCTTATTCAACTAACATGAGCTTTTAATAAAATTGTTAATGTAACGTTTGGAACAAATGTAACAAAAAGAACAAATGTAAAACATGTAGCATGTTTTGTAAGAGAAAAAATATGGTGTAAACTCGGAGGTAGGTCGGCGCGGAAAGGTTTTCCTCTATTGGTATTTATAAAAACCTAAATATTAGGGAAAGACAGACCGACGACCGACCCGCGCTGAGCAAACTTGTTCGGAGCATGACATACAGGGCTGGCCCATATTTTTAAGAGATTAGGTATCTTAATTAATATAAAAGGTAAACTGTTGGTAATTATATCCACATACTCTGTTGTATTGTATAATAAAAGTACAATATTTAAGAGGTGATGGTAGTTTTGCTGAAAATTTTACAATTTGTTTTTTCAATCATAGTAGTATCACTCTCGGCTTATGGACTTATCACAAAGAATTACCAGTTGAATTTTTTATCGATATTATTCTTAGGGTTAGTAATGTTAATTTGGGGAATTAGAGAATTTCAACAAGAGCGAAAAGTATATGGTTGGCTACTAATCGCGGTATTTTTATTTTCAGTATTTGTGTCAATTCAGAGTTTCATATTGCTCTAAATTATGGCTTGTTTTTTATGTGAACTTAGTCCACTTTCCATAATTTAGTCAAACTTACTGATCAACAAAGTGCGCGGATACGCACTATAAACTAAAACACAATTCGCTATACAAATATAACGTGGTGCAGCTCTACCACGAGTCGCAAGTGAGCTAACTCGACAAATACAGAAAAAGCCTTATCCATAGCGCGGTAAGGCTTTTTTATTGTTAAAATTTCTCTTTTTTACCATCTTCGTGCGGTCTTTATGTATAATGAAAATAATCCTAAATAAGAAGGAGTTGGATAGAGAAATGGCAGAAGATCTCTCCACTGCATTTATTTTTTTATTTCCAGTTTTACTAATAGCAATAACACTATGGATTAGAATCATAAAAGTAAATAGCAATATTCAAGTTGAACAAAATAAAGAAATTATCGAGCTTTTAAAAAAGAGCAGTCGCGATAAAGATGAAGTCAAAATAAACGAATAATACATATATAGATTAATTTAATGATAGTTTAACATCCTTCGGGGTGTTTTTTCTTTTGCTTTGAAAACTGCATCAAACAGCCAAAACACTTTGAGTTGAGAGGGCAGAGTTTGGTGTGGTATTGAAAGCAAAAAGTTATTACATATATTTCATCTTCTGGTTTATGATTGGGTGGGAGGTGATAAAATGTTTGAAGGTGTATCTATTACTGATTGGTTGACTTCAATAGGAACTGTTGGAGCCGTCATAGTTTCACTATATTTATCTATTAAAGGTCAAAGTAAACAAGGTGTAATAACGTATAGTACTATTAAAGAAAAGATTATAGAGAATGATAAAGAAAAAGATGTTACTATTTATAAGATATGTTTTTATAACACAGGTAATAAAAATATTTATTTAAGAAAAATGACTGTCAATAGATTAGCTCTCATAGGCAATAAAAAATATATGCATCACAAATATTTGGGTAACAGTGAATTTATTGAAACAGTCGCAGCTGATTCAATAGTTGAAATTAATATAGATTTTGAAGATGATGATAAAATTCGGCATAACTTAGGTTTAAGAACTTACTTTTTAACCAAAGTATGCGTGGAATTTGAAGATGTAACAGGTAAAAAATATAAAAAGTATTTTAATTTACTTAAGTAATTAGATGACAATATTACAGTTTTTTATACATACTGGTCACGTTCATTCGAGCGTGGCTCTTTATTTTGAATTTTGGAGGTGGTGTTTATGAGATATGGCTAATTGGGATGAAATAAAATATGAGTGGGAAACCACAAAGATTACACTTGCTGATCTTGCTGAAAAGCATGACATAAAACTTGGTACATTAAAGAGTCGTAAGAGCCGTGAGAAATGGTCTAGGGATGCAACTGAAAAGGATGCAACCAAAACTAAGGAGGTTGCATCCTTTTCAGTAAGGATGCAACCGAGTCAGAAGCTGATGAAGTCTTACAGGATGAAGCACCTAAGAAGGATGGGCGAGTGAAGAAGAGAAGTGGCAATCCTAATCCACAGAATCAATTCACCAAACGGAACAGGGCTGCTATGATTCATGGCTTGCGAAGTAAGTTCTTATTCGATGAACAAGTCGAAATCATGGAGGCTTTGCAGGACTTCGATGTGGTTGATCAGCTTTGGCTACAAATCGAATTAAGCTTCTCTGATATCATCCGTGCCCAGAAGATTATGTGGGTTGAAGATCCATTTGACCATCTAAAAGAAATCAGTGGTGAGATGGATGCAGAGGGCATGAGCAAGACGGAATACAAAGTTATCTATGCTCATGAACGCTATGAATCTTACATTAAGGCTCAAACAAGAGCATTCGCTGAACATTCCAGAATTATTATCAAGAACGTTTAGCACGTTATTTAGCTGCTCACTTAACTGTTTTAAGTGTTGCAAAAGACCAAACAGTAATTCGTGAAAAAGTAGACGTTATCGAGCGTCAATACAGTGATCCAAATAAAAACATCGGATTGTTAGGAACAAAGTATGGGCAAGAATACCAACGGATTTTGGATGACATAGCTGAATTAAAGCTTGAACCAAAAAAGCATATTAATTTGGTGGTGATTTAATTGGGTGTTCGTATACGTGGGAGTAACAATATTCCGATTATCATTCAATCATTAAGTGAGCTAGGAAAATATGACGTTGAGGTTGGGATATTCGGTAGTGATTCTTTCTACGCTATGATTGCTGGAGTTCATGAATTTGGTATCACTATACGTAAAGAAAAAGGTTCAATAGTGATTCCAGAGCGTTCATTTTTACGGTCCACATTCGATGATAAAAATAAAGAATGGTTCAAGTTTATGAAAAAACAATTAGAGCATGTATTACAAGGTCGGATGGATGCTCGAACGTTATGTGAACGACTAGGGGCAAAGATGGTAGGAGATGTTCAGGTGAAGCTCACTGAATTAAATGATCCATCGAATGCTCCGTCTACTATTGCTCAAAAAGGCTCTAGTAATCCACTGATTGATAGTGGTGGTTTGCGCCAAAGAATCACTTACAAGGTGGTGAGACGTTAATGCCAGAAAAAATGTCGTTCGCTTCTATTATCTTGGAGCAAGGTGTGCCATTTGTTGCCCATTCAATGAGTGAGGGTGGCTATATTGATGGCGAATGGATAAAAGGTCAAGAAGCACCTACTGAATTGACTGGCATTATCCTACCTCTTAGTAACGATGATCTAAAGTATGCAGAAAATGGTACTTATACTGTGAAAGAAAAGAAACTATTAACAGTAGATCAAATACCAGAATTTCTGAAGGTGATATAGACACCATGAATCAGATTATGGATGCCTATATGGGTAATGATTTCATCGGCTTCGAAGAAGGGTGGCGCAATTATAAAAAGCCTGCCACTCTTATTGCAGAAACAAGACCTAGTATATCTCCATTTCCATTCGACCTTGTTCAAAGAATGAAAACAGCTGGTGTAGGGATTATACAGGTACAAGTGCTAAACCTAAATGATCCTGTTATGTATAAAGCTTCTGTTTGTTTAAGTGGAGAGGTTACAACTATTTATCCTTATTACGCTAATACCCCAATTGAAGCAACAATTGAATGGTATCAAGGAGCTTATCAACAAGATGTAGAAACAATAACTTTATATCAAGGAGGTGTGATAAGTGAGTAATACATTCTATTTTATCTTAACAAAGGTTGGAATTGCTAAACTAGTTAATGCACAAATGACACAATCAAAAGTGGAATATTCTCATGTAGCATTTGGGGATGGAAATGGTGGATACTATGAACCTTCTGCTGAAGCGACAGCTTTAAAAAATGAAGTATATAGATCTGTTGTCTCTATCGTTGAACAGGTAAATGATGGAAATAATCAACCTACGAATAGAGTGAAAATTGAATCGGTGATACCGGCAACTGTTGGGAATTTTACAATACGTGAAATAGGGTTAATTGATAGTGCTGGTGATCTAGTAGGTATCGGAAAGTATCCAACTACTTATAAACCTTCCACGGAACAAGGGGCAGCAAAAGATTTAATTGTACGTATCATTGTAGAAACAACGAATGTCTATTCGATTACATTGAAAGTCGATCCATCAATTGCAATAGCAAGTCGTCAATATGTTGATGAAAAAATCGCTTCTATTAACCAAAATATCGAGGACATCGGCAAACTAAATGACTTGGAAATTGAAAATGTCAAAAACGTAGTACAAGCGATTAATAAAGTAAATAAAGATGTAACAGGTGTTAAAGAAAGTTTATCTAATCATTTACTTTCACAAATGCCTCACCGTTTTTTTGATAATGGAAAGTGGTATCGATGGGGGTTCCGTACAGAAAACGGTGATCCACAGGTTATATGTGAGGAGGTAACAGAATGATAATCATCGATTTAGCAACTAAAGCTATGCAAACAGCGATTAAAGCTGTTGTAGATAGTATTAAAACTACCACTGATGACACAAAAACAGATGTGGATATAATTAAACAAAGCGTAGGAACTATCGGTACACAGATAGAAAATAAAGATGCTGGGAAAGTAATAAAAACTCAAATTATCACTTCAAACGGTACTTTTGCAATGCCGCCAGGCGTGACCGAGGTTTATTTAACAGGTGGTGGAGCTGGTGGAGGCGGCTGGTCACGCGATGGTGGCGGTACTGTTACTTACCATACAGGCGCGACAGGCGGCGCAACAAGCTTCGGCGCCCTGTTAACGCTACCTGGTGGCGCCGGCGGGAGCCGTACAGCAGTGACATATGTAGGTGGTGCGCCTGGTGGTCCTGGCGGTGCTGCAGGTAACGCAGCTATTAGTGTCTCATATACTGATGCCGGAAACTCTGGTGGTGCTGGTGGAGGTAGTGGATACTATAGCGGAGGCGGCAAAGGTGCTTACTGCGCAGGTGGTGGCGGTGCCAGCACTGTTTACCATGGCGGCGGTGGTGGTGACTTTGTAATTGACCGCCCTGTAACAGTAACACCTGGTTCTGTCATTAACGTTACTATCGGTATAGGCGGCGATGGTGGTAACGGTATACTAACTGTGAAATGGTGGGAGTGATTAAATGAAATTTGCACTGATACTTTACAATAAAGCACATTGGATTTTTGAATCTATTGAAAAACCTGATTTTGCACCAAATATTAAATTGGTTGATATTACTGGGAAAAATCATATTCAAGAAGGTTGGGATTATAACAGTAAGACAGGTGACTTTTCACCACCAACAGCATACTACAATCCACCACCAATAGATCCATCACCAACAGTTGAAGAAATGCAGGCACAAACGCTTATCAATACAGAATACTTAATTACCATGAATGAAATGGGCATCGAGGGAGGAAAATTAT